TTCTATTGTTCCAATCCCGCCCCAATTAGCTAGATTAACTGTATTAAACTTCCCGCCAATTACGCGTGACATTTCACTTGCGGTTGTTGCTCTTTCCCAATCTCTAATGACCGCCCTATTATTAACAATTTTATCAATAGGTAAAGCAAAACGATTATTAGTCCTGCTCCTTGGTTGCAATCTATCCAATATTAATTGGTTCAATGCATAACGCGTAATAACTCTTTTTACCAATGGTAAAGGAATAATTGCTTTTAATCCCATTAATGAACCAAATTTCCAAGATTGCTTGCAAAACTCTTCTTCCTCAATATCAACTTTATTAATCCATTTATTACCTATATGAAAATGACCGCCACATGATGAGTTAATTTTCGCGTTTAATTCAATACCTAAAAAATTAGTAATACTCGTTAAAACATTAAAAGAATAATTACACAAAGCAAACGGTTTAATTTTTAACTCAAATACTTGGTTTCCGCCATTTGGTGTTTGATCTGTTCCAAGATCAGCAAAATTTGTTAATCTATTAAAACCGTAAAAATCGCGGTTTTCTTCGATATGTTCCGCAAGTCTGTTTTTAATTTCCTGCAATCCTAATGGCGGGCGGGTGGTTGTTGAAGGTTGAATATAGAATTCAATTTCCCAACCAATGGTCGGAAAAGCATTTCGCGTATAAGTCTCATGCGGGTTTCTTGTTGTGTTCATGTCTAAATCACGAAAACAGCCAAGCTCTCTGGTATGATTTGTATAAGAATACAAATTGTCTAGTTCTTGTTGTTCTTCATCTGATATTTGAATATTATTTGGCATTTTCAAAACTCCTCATTTATGTTGTTTGTGGGATAATCCCATAATTTAATATAATATGTAATATATTACAAGTCAAACAATAATTTAATAAATGTTCGGTTTTTTTTAGGCTGGCGGTAAAACCGCCAGCCTGCCAGCCTGCCGCTGGCATCTTGACCTGGTGCCTGGGGGCACCAGAAGCGAACAAAGTTTCGGGAAGGTCCTGACAGCGAGCTGCCGCTAGGCAGCTCGATCCCCGAAGGCAGCCGCCAGGCTGCCCGATTCCGAACAAAGTTTCGGGATGTCTTCCAGGCAGCGAGGTTATCCCCGATTCTGACCTTCGGCCAGCGAGCTGGAGCGAGCTGGCTGCGGGGAGGGCTAGATAGGCACGACCCGCAGCCGAACAAAGTATCGGGTTTTCGTCATGGAGGAAGCGTAGATTGCTAGCGGGCTGGCGAAGCCAGCCAGTTCGCACGCTGTCCAGCGGGCGAAAACCCGAACAAAGTGTCGGGTTACGCCTCCGCCTCCCCGATTCTGCTGATGAGGGCGGTCGCCTGCCCCGCGGAGCGGGGTTTTATGCCGTGGTTTTAGTGGATTGCGTTAGTTGAAGCTATCTCATTCCGAACATTTTTGTCTGGCGTTACGTTTTTCATTCTATGTTCTGCTAGTTTCTTGAATTCTTCCAGTTTCTCAAGGATTTGATCCCTGTTTAAACCTCCCATATCCTCGTGCAACACATGGGATTTATTAACAAGTAGTCCAGTTGCCTTTAATCTTAGCTCCTCAGCCCGTATAGCGTCGCTAAACCTACCATTCTGCCAAGCATCATTGCGTATCTTCAAAAGATCACGCACCGACTTCTCAACGGTTACACCAAACTTTGCGTTATTCTCCATACGCATCTCTTGCAACCGCTCCTGCACGACGGGATTACGCAATAGCCTTACCGCATCAACGGTTGGGTTTTTATACCCTGCATCTCTTGCTGACGCAGTTTGCGTCATATCTTTATGCATGAAGTTATTAAGGAATTTCTGCTGTTTATCAGTAAGTCTCTTCCAACCCGCTTTAGATAAGTCTTTAGATATTGTTTCTGCTACTTGTGTCATAATATACCTCTTGCTAAAGGTATACATGAATATGTTTGGATTCGCAACCGAACAAATATTTGGCTATTGGATAATGGAATGGGGCGGTTACTTACCGCCCATCATTCCCCCCTTTAGGGGGGTAAGTACGGTAAGTTGGTAAGTTGCAATGAAATCAATGACTTACCGAACAAAGTTTACTTACGGTATTAAATTGTAAGTACCGTAAGTAATATCTATTTATTTAATAAAAACAATTAGTTACAAGTTACCGCCCGATTTACTTACCGTGGTAAGTTGTAAGTTGGTAAGTAAATCAGTCCAAATACCCTTAAATTGTTCTTCAGTTACACCGTAGCTACATAATGCTTTTTTCATAATTCGGGTTGCAGTGTCAGTCCATACGAGTGCCTGCTCCATGGCATACTTCCAAGCCCCAATTTCTTTTTCTAATAGGTCATTATCCCGTGATTGGTTTTCTCCCACCAAGTGTCCTATTTCGTGCAATGCCGAAACATAATATCCCGTGTTCTTAGTTGGTCGTATCATAATAACCTTAGTTTTTTGATTAGCATAATAACATGGTGTTATATCATCTAACGGTTGGTATTTAACCGTTATCTTATGCTCAGCACATAACTCTTGAATATGTAAAGCCATATCAATACGTTTTACTAGATTAGTCATTAGTTACTATCTCCCAATAAAGTAATTAATTCATCAAATTTTTTTCTAAAAAACAATAGTTCTTCAACATGATTTTCGTCATATTTATTAGAATTTATAAGTGCAGTGAAGTCTTTACTCATATGAACTAACTTATTCCTGCTAATATCTTTAAATTCATTAAAAAACTCTTTATGTACTTCTAACATTACAGTTCTCCTTTATTTAAAAATTTATTTAAAATTCTTTTTGATTTTTGATTGCCGATAATAAATTTATCCATCAACATTTTTTGAATAATTTTATATTCATTGTATTTAACGTCATTTAAATCAATGTTTCTACATAACCATGAAATATATCTAGTCATTACAGTTTCCCCTCTTTAAATGTCGGCATATAGCCATTAAGTGTATATTCTACATAAATGTCATTAATAGGATTAATAACCTTCACATTGTCAGAATAATAACCTTCCTCGATTGCCCACCGAACAAGTTTTTCTTCCAATATCCAAAAGTTATTACTTTCATGAGTATCTCTTTCCAAGTCTAATTCCCATTTAAAAGTCTCACACTCGTTACCCATATAGTCTTTTGTTGGTTGTTTGTTACCACGGATAAAATAAAAATTATCTTTTTTAATATCAAAGTCTTTTTTATCAGAATAGGTATATAAATATTCTTTACCAAATTCAAAAGTATATCCTAAAGTATAACCAAAACGATCTTTTAAAGTATCAACAATATCTTTATTGTCAGATAAGTTAAACATATGTCTATAAATCATCATATCAAGTTCTCCATAAATTAAGTTATATTTAACATATATATCTATATGAAATATATTACAAGTATTAATTTAAATTATTTTACATATAATATTCTTCTTGCTTGACTTTCAGTTAAACCAAAGTGTTCTGCAACGTCATTGATACCAAACTTACGTTTAGTTTTTCTTTCCATATGAATACCCGTAATCTCCTCACTCATGACTCTACCTTTATTTTTTTTAAAATATTCTTTAATCTCTTGTATTTTTTCATCACTAAATTTTGTCATACTTAACTCCTAATTAAATTAATGTAGGCAATCTACAGATTTTGGTAACTGAATTTAAGCAACCCACCATTATGCACCGAACAAATTATATGAATTAAACTATATCCACGGGGTATAAAATGTTCAGTGATCTGTAGTATTGCGACCTGCCTACAAGCCGACGCGAGGAGTGGTTGCCCCCGAAACCCGAACAAAAATCCAGGGGCTAATAGCCCCGCGGATCTTCGTATTGTTCTTTTTCTTCATCACTAGCACAATCTAAACAAACATATTTCCCGTTCTTATCAGTAAAAGCAACATAATCAGCTTTACTATAATCATGGCAATCTCTACATTGATAGCCAACCTTGGGTAAAGTTTGTTTGTTTTGTAATCTTTTAAGGTATCGTGATAAATATATAATAACTCCCACATTTACTCCTCTACTTTTGTTAAATACTTTTCATTATCTTCGTCAATAACTTCGCCTACCCAACTAAAATCAAGTTTACCGCTATCATCAGTATACAATATTGGTTTACCGTTTTTGTCCTCTATAACATCTCCATTATCATCATATTTACAAAATGTTATATCCCATACACCATAGTTCATTATTCATTCTCCTGCTCAACAGTTACGTTTATATCCCATTGAAATCCACAATGCTTAATATCCATACTTGCTAAAGCATCATGTATATAGTCAGAAATAATTTGAGCATCATGTTTATTTAAATGTTGATGAAATTTATTTACATCTACTTCAGATATAGTCATTTTTTTATCACTAAATATTTCTTTTAACATTATTCATTCTCCTTTTTTTCATCTAATATTTTTAAAGCAACATCAGCATTAGGTAAAAACAAATACCTTTTGCTCTTAAAAGATTTATCACCCATCATATCATTGACGAACATACATAAATCCCAACTATTAAAAGACTTAATCTTCATAGTCTCATAATCTATTACATGAATATCATCTTTATTATACATCAATAACTCCCTCTATTTTCTTTTTTAATGGATTTTTGTCCGATTGTAATTTACCGATAGGCGGTAATTTTAACTCACGACCATTTTGCCCTTGTCTCTTACCGCCCACATACCTATCCTTGCCAACCTTTATCTTGACGTTTTTAAAACCAAGTTTTTCATAATAGTCTATAAGTCTATTAGTCTTTAACTTCATAAGAGAATTATATGTTGGAAAATTAATAACGTCAGTATTATCAAAAGATAATGTAGAATTACGACCTGCTAAGTTTTGAACATAATCAACAGTATCATTATATTCATCTAATAATATATCTTTATTATCTCCATAATCGGGGCAAAAACCATCTATACCGAGATTTTCCCAATATAAAGTTTGTGATACCTTACGTTTTTTAATCCTACGTTTTTTCTTCTCTTCTTCTTCTTCGTCAA